GCTCACGGCGTTGAAATGCAGGTCGATATAGGCGCTGGTGGAACTATCACGACGCTCAAAGGTTTCCGGGCATCCCTGAATAACAGCGGAACTCTGACGGATAGTTATGCCTTCATAGTCGAAACCGCAAACGTGAGCTATCCCTGGGAGTATGGTTTATTCATGGCATCGGGTCAGGCAACTTACCCGATCAAGATAGCGAATGCTCCTACAGGCGCTAGTGCTGTGAACCAGATTGAGCTTGATATAGATGAGACAATGGCTCATTCAACTGGCTATGCGCGTGGGATTTACGTCAACTGGACTCACGTTAGCGGGGATGTAACTGGTACAGCAGAGATTAACCCTCTATCTGTAGACATGGGGATTACAGCCGGGGATGTGTCAAACGCATTCGCTGTGTCTCTATATACAGGCGGAATGGGGACAGGAACAATCGGGCATCTGAGCGGCTTGTATCTCTATTCGGATGACATTGGCGGAGGAGCAACCGTCAACTACCGATCAGGGATAGACCTTAACATTGATAACGGTGACAATGCCACAGTAGCATCGTTCATCAGGATGTATAATCACGGCGGAGCATCGAATACGATGGATTACGTGTTCGATTTCGCTAATAATGGACACGGTGCAGCGGACTATCTGCTTCACGTCGGAGCAACTGGCGGTTTTTTGGTAGTAGATGCGGGCGTTACGGGCGATAACTCTACGCACAAAATCGCCGTCCTGGTTGGTCCATCTACTGTCCGTTATATAGCTCTGTTCGACTACTAAAATTCTCGCAGGATGGCCGCCACTCCTTCGGGAGTTACGGTCGGAGGTGGCTATCCTGCTTAACAACTTCCTATCCGACCGGGAGGTTTATCATGATTTTCACATTGTTGGAACGGCTTATGATCCCTGGATTCCTTCCCAGAGAGGGTAGTTATCTTGATATGAATACAGCGGATAACTTGCTCAAAGCGGTACGTTTCGATCCGGATGAGATGGAGCGCGCCCGGGATCCCGAAGGTCTCAATCTGCGCCAGAATGATCGCGGGGGCATGGATTGGGAAAACGAATTTGCTGAGGATTTCAGCATGGTTCTCGATCTGAGCATGGATCAGGCCAACCTTCTGAAGAAGCTTCTGGTGAAGCTGAATGATGAGGAGAAGCTGCCCCGCGATGCTCTGAGCCTCTATCAGAAGATCGTAGAAGGGGACCTGAGCGTTCAGTCGAAAAAGCTTCCTGAATTGGTCTCTGAAGGCAAACAGCTTATGAAGGAGCCCTATACCGAAGATGAAACGCTGGAGCCAGCGGATAATCCAGCGAAGTCGATTTTCCAGAAGCAACCTGAGGATGAGTAGCATATAGGAGACTCCAGGAGCTTCGGCTGCCTGCAACCTGAAAGCGCATGGAATAAGGATTTCTTATTTTTTGTCGTCTCCAGAAGCGTCTCATATAGGCGAACAGGATCCGGATTCTGGGATTGGAAAGCCAACAGAATCAGGGCTTTAGTGTCACGCTGGAAATCGAATTTTCTCATATAGCAGGGGGATCCGTCCCGGCGCATTGCTCTCTTCGATGCTTTGAGAGAAGCAAAATTTGCTCTCTTCGAAGCCTTGAGAGAAGCAAAAGCGCATTTCCCGAATTCCGCTTACGTGCTGGGATGGATCCCTCCCACAAAGAGGGTGATGATATGGCAGAGCAGGATGGTTTCAACGGTCTTTTTTCTGAGGATACGAAATTGACCATCGAGGCTCTTGTGGAACTCAAAGAGGCGCTTCGGGAGATCAGAGATGTCTTGATTGAGGTCAGAACTGAGCTACAGGAGATCAAAGCTGTTCTGGAGGAGGCATAGAGGAATGGCATTACAAACACCAGTGATTACTTTAGCATCTCATGTCACTGAGACGCAGAAAAATCTGTACAATATAACATTCAGAATGGTGTGCGCTGATGATGATCAGGATATGGCAGGGCTGGATGAAACATATCCGCTGAAATATCGTCCTGGTGACAACGTTGCTGATGCTGTGGACGATATTATCGAATTCTTCCAGGAAAAGATCGATAGCTACGAATCGGCAGTCGCTATCGAAACGCATCCCTCGATGGCTACGGGTATGACTATGATAGAGAACGGGTTGGTGATATAAATGGCGGATATTACAGCAGGCGGACAGGTGATAACTGATTGGACGGCAGTCGCGCAGAATACCATCGTTCATTCTGACATACTGGACATATCAAGCGACCTGCAAGCAGGTCTTATACTACAGGCATTCCTGGATACCGAGACAGCGCACACCGGCACAAAGATCATCGTAGAGATTTCGCATAATACGTCCGGTGATGAGGATTGGGCTGAAATACCCGGCACTGATAAAATCATTTTGATAGGAACGGCGAATGAAGAGTTAATAGATGATAATCCGCTGACTGCCGGCTCAGTCACTATACTGATGTCGTCTACGACTGGCTACGAGACGGAGGGTCTGTGGCGCGGGATTAAGGATGGTACGATTGCCAACAGCGAGGTCGTGCGACAAAGTGCTGTAGATGCGAATGTAGATATTGACATTCTGGACGGCACAGCTAATGAACACGCTAATACCGTGAATATCTACAGCATAGCCATGTCTGAACTGATAGCCCATCTGTCTGTATACGTGCGCCGTGTTCGGCTTATCGTTGACAATACCTACGACGACAACGGATCAACGCTGGTATACAGGCTGATGATCACCAGGGCAACGGATATAGAATAATGGCATGGATACAAAAACCTCCTATGGGCACTCCGTTGATTCCAGGACACCCACAGCTTGACGGCTTAGTAGGCTGGTGGCTGTTTCAGGAAGGCAGTGGGGATAGGGTCAACGATCTGAGCGGGAATGGGAATATGGGGACGCTGAATAACTTTGTCTTCCCACCGACGGCATCCTCTGGCTGGAATCCGGGTAAGTTTGGACGCGCGCTAGTCTTCGATGGGGCGAGTGATTTCATGGAGACTGCGGATATAAGTATGGAAAACGCGCAGACAATCCTGGCGTGGATTAGAAAAGAGGACGCAGGCGGCACAGGTATAATACTAGGAAAAGGCAATGGAGCCACGACAGACCAGGTTTTATTTGGATGGGTTACTAGCAGTAGATTGAGGTATTATCTAAATTCAACCGGCGGGGGGACTGGCTACCAGCTTGCGAGCTATACTTGGTCGCCTGATACAAATTTCTACCATATAGGGGCTACTTGGAATGGCAATGATACTATGCAAATATATGTGGACGGATTCCCTGTTGGTACGACAGCAACTATAGCATCTGTATATAATTCTGCCAATCCGGTTACATTGGGCAGATATGGCTCTTTTGATGGACATTATTTCGACGGTTTCATAGACGATGTGCGTATCTATAATCGCTGTCTAACACAATCTGAGATTCGGGACGTGATGCAGCGTCCATTTGCGGCGTTTGCGACGATGGATATAGCGATGCTGGCACAGTTGGCTAATCTGATGGCAATGGAGCGATCAATATCGAGACGCGTACATGGGCGTGTTTTCGGGAGGGTGAACTAGATGTACCCACTCAAACAATCAACAGCAATCACCGTCCCGTTCTTCGCTCACGATGTCAATGGCGACGCTGTTACAGGATTAGTCGATGGCGATTTTGTCAAGCGCATCAGCAAGAATGGCGCGGCTTTCGGTGCTATGACTGTCACTATAACCGAGATGGAGAACGGGTGGTATAGTTTGCCTGTAGGCGTAGGGCATAGCGCCACTCGCGGCGTTTTGTCAATGACATTCACTTCGGGAACCATCAAGCAGGTCAATCTCCAGTTCAGGGTGAATGCGCGCTTGCTTGATGATCTTCATACGCTAGGCGCTGGAGCGACAACCTGGACGTATACTCTCACGGATTCCGCAGCGCCACATGATCCTATAGCTGATGCCGACGTCTGGGTTACGAGTGATATAGGCGGGACGGTTGTAATCGCATCAGGAACTACAGATGCAAATGGAGTAGTTACGTTTTTTCTTGATTACGGCTCAACAGTCTACGTGTGGGCGCAGAAGACGGGCTGGAATTTCACCAATCCGGACACGGAGGTGGTTAGCTGATGGGAACGGGGACAGGGACAAGAGCAGCGGGCGCGGCGGCATCAGGTTATTATATCAGCGATTCAGACGTGGACAACTGGGCTTCAGGAGCGACGGATGCTGAGAAGCAGGCGATAATAGATCGCGTTGAGGAGCGGATCCATAAACTGACAAAGGATTTCTTTTATCCGAAAGCTTTTGCTGTGGACCGCGATGGAAATGGAGCGAGCCGTCTGAATCTCAATCTCATTCCCAATATCCTCAGCGTTTCCGCTATTTCGCTCTCTGGAGTGAGCCTTTCCACAACCTACTACACGCATGATAAGCACTCCGTATTTCTTGATACGACTAATATCACAACCGAGCATGAGCTGCGCTATTTGCTGAAACGTGTGGAGAGATCTTGCCTGTTTCCGCGCGGGATGAGGAATATCCATATCGTGGGAAGCTACGGCTGGACTGAGCGGCTTGATATGGATAATATATCAGGCACGTTCGCGGTAGGAGAGATCATCACCGGTGGGACGAGCGGAGCCACTGCGAAAGTGAATGATGTCAATCCCTTATATCTGAAGATTTCAGGCAGGAGTTCCACGGATTTTCAGAATAATGAGGAGATCACCGGCGGGACTTCTGAAGCGACAGCGGATGTGGATAACACAAACGGCGCGGTAAACGATCCGCCGGAGATGATCAAGGAAGCATGTATCATCTGTGCCAGATATAGAAATAATGATACGCTCTATACGACCTACAGCGAAGGTACAGAAACAGTCGCGGGGATCTCTTATACGACAAAGCAGAAGCCGCTCACAGGCTTAAGAGAGGCCGATATGCTTCTGCGTCCTTACGTGCGGAAGAAAGTTCGCGCCATGGTGGTCTGATATGCTGCGATTCAATAAGAAACTCACAATCTATCGCAGGACTGAGGGCGCTCTCAATCCTGCTGGAGAGCCAGCGGAGACGTGGCCTGCTGTCACTGATGGAGAGGATATCTCAGTCAATCTCCAGCCGCTACCTATGGGCGCAGCGGCATCTTTAGCGCGGGCGGATCCCGGGCAACTTCTGAGAAGCTCTCACAGGATCATGTTTCAGCCAGGAAGTCCTGTCGAGGTAGATGATAGATTACTGGATTCGGATGGAAATTATTACGTTGTACAGCATAAAGCAAGCTGGTCAAATCATATCAACACAGTTTGCGGGATAACGGATCTGCAATGAGGAGGTAATTATGCGATATACAATGAACCCGATAATTTGGCTCAGATTCTTTGCATGGAAAATACAATTTTGGTGGAGCTATCGCGATCCGTTTAAGTTGTTCTTCATCAGAGAGCAAGCGGACGGTACGTGGAGAATACCCAAGATCTGGGGTGAAAAGTATTATCAATTACGATTGGATTGGTATTACACCGTTAAGAATGCTGGCTCATGGCTCATTTTCTCACACCTCCGCAGATTTGCAGGATATGCTCATAAATGCGAATTTACTGACCGCAAGGAAGGGCTTTTATATTGCGGGCAAGGCGCGGGGATGGACGACCTATTTGATTCATTCGTAGAATCTTTAGGGAAGTGAACTTACAGCTATGTCGGTCACACAATCAACATTCGAGGCGATACGCGGGCGACTGGCGACGGATTCCGGTCTTACTACCTCATCGGGATCGGAAGTCACGACAACGGGTAGTATAACCTCAGGGACGGATACTCTCACGGTAGCCAGTCCGACAAGTTTCAGCGCCGGGCATGGAATAAAGATCGCGGGGGCTGGAACCGGAGGCGGCGAGTTAGCCACGTGGATAGAAAGTATCAATGGCTCCGTTTTTACTTTACATACGAAGGCTGTGGAAACGGTCTCGGGCGCCGCCGTGAGCCATGATGATCGGGCAGTGGTGGCTGCTAGCGCTATAAGAGCAGCAGGAGTGAGCTTGCCTGCTGTATTCCCGGCTATTGCAATGCGATTAGATGGCGCTGTTGGATACAATTTCCCGAATACCTTATCAGGGATGTGTTTTCTTTTCATTTATTATCAGTCGGGGCCGGGAAGTAAAGGCCAGCCTCTAACGGCTCTGAATCTGATCGCAGATCGTATCAGAGAGCTGCTACATCAAAAAGAGAATGACATCTCGAATGCAAGCTTGCGGATCGACGTTCTGAGGGAGGTGTTCAAGTCGGGCTTGATCCCTGAGATCGATATACCGGAAGCGACTCACTCACAGGCTGTACATTATGAGTACATGTCTCAATTATTATAAGGAGCTTGATCATGTCAGAAGTTGGATTAGCAGGGGCATTATACGCACACGCAACCGCTGTCACGAATGCGGCGGAAAACGAGGTCGCGGAGTTCAGGGGCGGATGGGTGGCGGAGATCGCCACTGAGACAGTCGAATGGAGGGGCCAGAGCCGGGTTCTGAAGGATGTAGAAGTCGTAAAGACCGATATTATATTTACGATCTCTGAGGTCGCTTTCAAGCCTGGACTTCTTGAGACGCTCTATGGAGCAACAAAGAATGGGAGTGACGCTCTGAAATCGGTGGGAACGGAACCAGCAACCAGCTACACATTCGATAAGGATACCGTGCCGCCTGAGATGCAGTGGCTCGTCCAATGCATGCTCGGTGGGCAGATATTCCAGGCATTCGCTGGCGATGGGATCGCTCTGGGGGTGCCGATCAATTTCACGAATATAGATAAGATAGTCCAGGATGTCATACTGAAGCTCTACAGCGCTACAGGTTCGCTGGCCTCGTTCTTACTTGAGAACTAAGATAGCAATTTTGCTCTCTTCGATGCCTTGAAGGTAGTACCTGAAGCAAATCTGGGAAAGGGCGTGATATTATGAATGAGCATATAGCATTTGATGGCACATTCTATGCAGGTCTATCAGACGTAATTGCATCGGCTGATTTCCTGATGGCAGATTGGCGCGGCGGATCCTCGTTTGTCAGTGAGGATACTATTATTGAGTGGAGAGGCCAGAGCCGCGTTCTCAAAGGCGCTACTCTTGTGAGGCGGAATGTGGGCTTGACAATCGGTGAGATGGCTTTCAACGTTGACACTCTCGCTGACCTTTGCGGTATCGATCCTGTAGAGAAAGCAGGCACGAAAGAGGTCACTGCTATAACTACCGGGGATACGGAAGATACACTCACGACCGAACCAGGCTCTCACAATTCTTTTGAGGATAATGAGCAGATCATATTGAGCGAAGAGACTGGCGCTTTCTATGCGGGCTACATTGATGGAACTCCTGTTACTCCAGGAACGTCAGTAGACATCGACGATGGCGCTGGAAACGACATACCCAGCCTGGAAACAATCGGCGTGATGGCGGATCTGGATTATTCGGCGCCGCAGTATTTTACCCGCGCTGATAACGTCCTGTTCGATATAGGGGATACTCAGGATTACTCAATCCTCATCAGGTTCAAGCGCAGGCGTGAAAGTACGACAGAAGTCTTGATCGCAAAAAGCTCTGATTACGATGGTACGGCTTACGTCACGACCACTGGGTGGGTGCTCTTCATTGACGTTTTCGGCTTTCTGAACTTCGCTGTAAACGATGGAGTCGATGCTTATCTCCTGACAGGCGCTACTCCGATCCTCAAAGACGAGATGCGCTTTGTAATAGTGACCTATAATGAGAATAGCGCAGCGGATTGTAAAATCTACGTCGAGGGCTATGATGATACAGCATCCAGAACCGGAACGCTGGCCAATATTGGTGATTGCTCAAATGCTCTTGTTATATCTATAGGGGCAGAATCCGATGGTGGCAGGCCTTTCGATGGGCATATTGCTGAGGCGGCGATTTATGATGACGTGGTCCTGACAGCGGCTCAGGCTCTAACGGCTGCCGCTACTCCACGAACAGAGGCGGAATTACCTGATGCCTGGTGGCCATTTAGAGATGCTGCCGCGGCGACTGATATTGAAGATCTTGCTACCGCCGCGAACGGTTTGGTTTTAACATTCGTTGGGGGCGAAACGGCGAATTATGGAGTGCATAGCAGATCTCAGATAGCTATCCTGAGCTCCAATCTGATGAACTTCGATTGGGGAATGGAAAACGCGGGGATTGGCCCCTGGAAGAGGCCGGATGCTTTCTGTGAGGTCAGGAAAGATACTCAGTATACAAAGTATGGAGCCAGATCTCTCAGAGTCAAAAATACCGATGGGACTCAAGCCTCTGCTCGGCATACGGTGACAACTATCACTAATGTAGAGTATCATTTCCACGGCTGGTTTAGAGCGCCAGTTACACCTAACGGAGCTTCCCAGCTTGTGGATGTGGACCTTGCGGCGGATAAGGGCATAACCGTAACGCAAGCCGGAGCCACTACCGGCGGGACCTGGTATGAGATAGAGTTCGATTTCGAGGCTGGCGATACTGCCACGACTATCGACCTGGGATCTGGATCGACGACAGATGGGGAGATGGGATACTGGGATAACGTCCATATATCGAAAAACTATATCGACGCGGGCGGGTTCGAGTCGGATATTGCAGACTCCGAGTGGGCTACTACTGGCGTGCCGACTGTAGATGATGAGGACGTGGCGGAACAGTCTGGAGAGTTCTGCTATGAGGTCAATTCCGACGATCCTGCAACGAAATACGTGAGCCAGGCGGTAACGATTACCAGTGGGGAGGAGTACACATTTTGCGGCCATGTTAAAGCTGGAACCGCTGACAAGGCTATGGTCGTTCTGTCAGGAGCGGCATCTGTAACGCTCGATAATGGCTCAGAGACGACCGATTGGGTGAAGGTGACTCACAGATTCACGGCAGCCAGCGGAACGCTCACGATCAAAATCTATGGCGATGGTGTTGCAGCGTGGTTCGATAACTTCTCATGTCATAAGGTAGATTTCCGGGAATATCATTTTGATGATAATTTCGAGCCGCCGGTTCTTCAGACGATACTACAGTTTACTGATAGCGATGGATATACAAACCAGTTGTATTGTGAGGAATCGAAAATCCTGCTTGGGCCGATCAATTTCTCGAATTTGGATTATGTCGTCCATGACGTTCCTATCATGTATCTGGATGATTATAAATATTCCGTGGAGAACCCATGATCTACGGTCTCGATACGGTACTGAAAAATCTTGACCGCGCCGAGGCGGAGATTGTCAAAGCTGGCGTCAAAGGGGTGGGGCTTGCTTCTCTGGCGACAGAGGCGCATATCAAAAAAGAGTTCCAGAGGCAGCGGACGGGGAAGGGGTTTACCGACAGAACGGGTACCCTCCGGCGCAGCATAGGCCATCACGTTATTATCGAGAGCAAGAGCTATATCATGGGATACATTTATGCAGGCACATATTATGCCATATATGTGGAATGTCGCTGGAACGGGAAGTATGCTTTTCTGCTACCAGGTCTTATGGAGATGCAAGGCAAGATCTGGACGATCCTGGAGAAGACGTTAAAAGCGTTATTCTGAGTCAAAGCCGATGAGGAGAGAAAATGGAATTCATTGATTTACTGAAATTACAGGGTGATAAGGCTACACTTAACGAGGTTATCCTGGCTGCCGAGAACCTGCCTAAACGGATCACCCGACCCATACCAAAGTGCTTATACCACGAAGATGGACCATTAGATCGTGAAGTTTTCAGGGTGCTTGCCTGGGTCAGAGCGCTCCGGGACGCTGCGGAGATAAGCATAGAAGAAGTCGGGGCGCGCATAGGGTTTACTGATAAGGCGGCCACTAACGAGATTCTCAAAGAGGTAATCTATTTCTTCACTAGCTATACCCGGGAAGAGATAGAGGCGGATTTTGAGAAAGATGAATTTGTTGCGGACGCAAAGGCTGGCGAAGATGCGCCTTCTGCTTCTCTCGAGGCATCGAAGAGAGCAAATGAGGTAGACTCTGAAAACCCTACACAGGCGGAGAATCAGGATATAGCCTCAGAGACCAGTTAGACACGCTGGAAGAGATAAGTTTTTGCCTTCTGGACTCAGGTCATACACGCGAGGCAGTCCTGAAATACGAATTGCCATATCTCTACGGTTTCATGAAAAAGAAACTGGACATCATAGAAAGATCAAGGGGAAGATCAAAGGAAAGACCATCTCGAAGTAATAGAACGCGGATTGTCAAGCGCGTGACTTCGGAACAGATGCTTGCAAAGCTCAAAGCAAAGGGAAGAAAATGAAAATTTCTCAACTGGGCACGATCAGGAGCGCGATCGAAATGGACGTTGGTGGCCTGAATACGTCCATAAAAAGCGCCAAGAAAGGTTTCAAGAGTCTTGGGACGGAAGTTCCGAAATATGTCAAGCCGGTTTCTCTCGCCCTGGTAGGAATGGGAACCGCTGTAACAGGGGCGCTAGCATTTGCTGTCGGGAAGTTTTCTGGTTTTGAGAAATCAATGAAGAACGTAGCGGCTGTCAGCAGTGCGACATCTGAGGAGTTCGATACTCTGAAAAACTTTGCCCTTGAAATGGGATCGACAACTGCCTTCACAGCAAAAGAAGCTGCCGATGGTATGTATTATCTGGCTTCTGCTGGACTAAGTGTAGCGGATCAAATGAAAACAACCTCCGCTGTATTGGATTTAGCAGCCGCAACCCAGAGCGAGTTGGCCGAGACCTCCTCGGCGGTAGTCAATACATTGAGCGGCTTTCAATTAGAAGCCGATCAATCTCGACGCGTTGCTGACACCTTTGCAGAATCAATATCTGCCTCGCAAGCCACTCTATCAAAACTTAGCACAAGCATTCCTATCACCGCGTCGGCTTTTAGCGATATGAACTGGAGCATAGAGGATAATGTCGCTGCGCTGTCTTTGCTATATGATCGCGGTGGGCGCGCAGAGACAGCCGCAAGTGGATTACGAAACGCTATCAAGACCTTGCTGGATGTAACGCCAGATGGCACGAAGGCGCTTGCTGAGATGGGCTTGACTTTAGAGGATGTAAGCCCTACGACGAACACTCTGGCGGAGATCGTTAGAAAGCTGGAACAGGCGAATTTCGATACTACTGATAGCATCAAAATCTTTGGCAAAGAAAATGATGCAATGTCTAAGCTGGTATCTCAGGGGTCCGCGAAGCTCATTGAGTTTGAGAAGAGCCTTCGTTCTTCTGCGGGGGCGGCCCAGAAGATGCGCGACGTACAGTTGGATAGCTTGAGCGGGGATTTGACGCTATTGAAATCAGCCACCGAAGGAGCGGCCATTTCGCTTGGTGAATCCTTATCGCCAGCCATACGAAAAGTCACTAGGGATATAACTTCTTCGGTCGGATGGTTTAATAAACTGGGCGAGACTGATAAGAAGATGGTCGCCTGGGGAGCGGCAAGCGCAGGGGCTTTGGCTTTAGTTACAGGCGGGGCGGGACTGATGCTGACTCAACTGCCAAAGATAGCCAAAGGATGGCAGATGGTCAGTGCAACCTCCGTGCCGCAAATAGCAGCGATAGGAGCTGCGCTGTTAGCGGTTTCCTGGGCTGCGAATGAATCTTACAATGCTTATAAGAAATGGCGTGATGGAACTATAAGCGCCGAAGAGGATGCCGAAGGATGGATCAAAGCGAGTGGCGAGCAGGCCGAGGCTTTCCATATGCTAAAAAACCGTCTAGTAGAACTTGAGAAACAAGGGTTTTATACGACGGGGTTAGCTATAGGCGACTTCGGAATTAACCTTGATAAACTGAGTAAGAAGCTGGGTGTGACCATAGATGAGAATATCACTGTTACGAGACTGATGGAGATGCTTGCAAAGCAGACTGGGTATACTATAGAGAAAGTTACTGGTCTGAGCAAAGCAGAGGACGAGGCAACTGAGTCAACAGAAACTATTGAAAAAGCTGTCAAAGATTTTACCAAGACATTGCAAGAAGGCGAAAGCGGATGGGATAATATAACGAAAGCTTTTAAGGATTATACAGACATCACAGGGGAAGGCTACGGGCAGAATATACTCCAGGCGATTGCTTATTATGAGGAAGTAAAGGCTGGCGGCTTAAAAACTGTTGAGGCAGAGCGCGGTGTTACAAATACTATCATAGGATTAAAGGCAAAACATTTTTCTGAGGCTGGATTCTTGGAAATCAAGGAAACGCAGAAACATGCTTGGGAGATCGATAAGCGCGAGGTTATTGACAGGGATTATTTTGATAGAAAAGTGCAAAATTATCTAAAGGGTTTATCGACTTCTGATGAAACTCTGAAAAAGGAGAGCGGTCTGATTCAGGAACATTTCGACTGGTCTGTTCAGGCGGCGGCGATCCGCTCTCAGAAAGAGATACGGATCAGGAAAGACCAGTATGCTGAGGAGCTTGCGGCAAGGGAATCCTTAGAGCGCTCAACAGATAATATATTTGAACGCGAATTTCTGATGGCTCAAGAAGATGACGAGCGCCAATTGGAATTGAAAAACCTCTCTTTCCAGGAAGATCAAAGATTAGCAGGCGAACGCGAAAAGCTACAGGCAAAGTTTCTGAGTTCTGCAACTGCGAATGTGAAATCGGAGCTTGATCTGCAATCCGCTTTCACGAAAAAGACCAAGATCGAGCTTGGAGAAGCATATCAAGGGGCCATGGAGTTAATCCAGCGAGTATATGATGATTATTATCCCTACTACCAGAAATTCGCTTTTGATACTGTAGAGCTTGAGAAGTGGCGCGCTACTCAGATCAAGGCGATAGATAAGGAACTTGGCAAGGCCAGAATAAAGGAATTGGATGATTACTACGTAAGCTATGATGAGAAAGTAAGATCGCATGAGGAGCTTTTCGGTGGTGCTATGAGCGGATTACTACGAGGCCGATCCATATACGAGGGAATGGATCCTGAATACCGACAGCGGCTTAATTACGGGTTAGCTCAGCAGGTATTCTTTCCAGAGGAAACAAGCCCTTCCCAGCCATCACCAGCAGCGCCAGGACCTATAGCAGAGCCTTCCTATTCAGGCGGTGGTGGTGGTCAGACGATCAATATCAATATACAAAACGTCTATGGCGGCGACGAAGCCTGGGCAAATGAGTTTGCTGAAGATATTGGCAGACGGATTAGAGAGCAAGGGTATCAAGAATGACAGTGAGATTATTCCTTCCCAATCCAGAAGATACGACTTTCCCTTTTGAGGCGGCCTGGGAAGCGCTGCAATGGGTCGCTCAAACGGGAGCAGCCATCACGAAGACTATAGACACGACAGACGCAGATCGTGATTCTATATTGAAAGTCGTGTCCGATACTGATACGAAAGGTGTTCGTTACACAATATCCGGCATTCGGGAAAGTACTAAACACGCGTTTAGTATGGCTTATAAGTGCGCTGCTGGCCAGGAGATCGATTATGTCATATATGACAATTCCAATCTTGCGAACATCTCCACAGGGACGCTTATTGAAACTGATTGGTCATATCATTACGAAGAGGTTGATTCTCCCGCGGGCTGCATTGAGATAATAATTTACCTGAGAGCGGGTACAGGTTCGGGCCTGGCATTCTATATTGACGATCTGAAATTTCATGGAAACGTTCTCGAAGTGGATCCTGAATCGCTGTCTTATAACTATCCAAAGGCGAGCTCCTCGAAGTGGACGCTCGATGGAACCCTTCGATCTGACGTGTTTATGGTTACAGCAGAGGCCGATATGATCTTTCCGCGATTGAGTTACGATGGCTTTGATCGGATGCTGGATTTTCACAGGAGCCGGTGGGAAACTTATTTTAACGATCAGGCTGTCCCTTCAGCGATTGAGCGGATGACAGCTTATCTGGAGACTCAATATAATTTCACGGGGATCTCCAATCCATCAGGAACGCACTGCGCTTATGATTCAAAGAGCGCCTCCGAGCCTTCGGCTGCAGGGGATTTCTCGACAACAGAATTCACTACCGCCGATTACAATATTCTGGATGATGACGATGAAAACTACGTCAGGGATTCCGCATCCGTGACGGGGCATTATCAGTATCATAAGTTTACTCCTAAAATCTCTGGCGAATATGCATCCGCTGCAGATATTCAGAGTTTTGAGGTGACTTATAAAGGCGCTGCGAATGATGCTTCAGCATCGAACCAGGATGGCGTAACGGTCTATCTATGGAATGTGACCGCTGGCAACTGGGTAGAGATAGGAGCGACACGCGTCTCCACCAAAGAGACTGTCTCTCTATCGCTCATGAAGCCAGAGCACGCGCAGATGTTTGTCGATACAGCTACTGGCTTTGTGCGCGTTCTGGTTCAGACGAATGGGACAAAGGGAGCAGGAACTGCTCTCGATCTGGACAGCTATTACGTTGAGGTTACGGTGAACAAATCTCTGAGTACCACAGTCCCGTTAAAGAATCGGGCGGTTTTAGATGATGCGGGCGCGGCTATTCGTATAGAAAATCTGACAGATGATTACATATTGCGCCATAAACTGGATTACAGGATCGGAGATGAGGGTGATTCGATTATTGCTGATAAAGTCTCCGCACATCTGGATGGTAATAGTCAGTATTTCTATCGCAGCGATGCTGACTTTCCTGAGTCGGGGATCACCGGGGCGAATGATTTGACTATCCAGGTATGGATAAAGCCTGATAGTGTTTCTGGCATCATCAAAACAATCGTCGGTAAGTGGTTGGGCGCTGGTGATAAGCGCATGTATCTTTTTCGGCGAGACGATGATGAATTGATTGTGTATATCAACGATGACGGAATGATGGGGGGTAACACGAGTGGACAGTCCTCCGGCCTGAATTTAGTAGTTGATGAATGGGCGTTTATTTGTGCTGTCTATGACGCCTCTGAAGGGACTGTTGATTTTTACAAAAATGGTGCATTTGTCTCTCAGGCGACTGGCTTCAAAAACAGTATCGCTGACAAAGATCCCGATTTTACGGTTGGCCAGCATGAAGGTGCAACCTTCTTCGATGGCTCTATCGCTCACCTTGCGCTTTTCAATGATATGCGGACAGCGGGCGAGATATTAGCGTCTTATAACGAGCCCGCCGAGGATCTATCAGGAGCGGGGAATATAATCGCTCAGTGGCACCTGGATGAACCGGGAGCCGCGACAGCTATGGATAATACGCAGGGAGATGCCGGGCGGGATCTGATCCCATTCGATGGCGGGAATGAGACATTTGCGAACTGCGGCCGGGAAGTATCTAGCTTCGCTAATGGAGATGTAGTCGAGGTGGAATACGATCAGTATTATAGAGTTTCCAGTTTATCATTTTCAGAGCGCAGGCATCATACCGGGGAGGCAAATGCCGCGACCCCAACAAGGTCTGCTTCGCTGAAGTTGAGGGGTCAAATCGCACTTGAATAGGGGGAGTCCTATATGTCGCTCTTGGCAAAATCCAGAGAAAGAGTCAGACATCCCACCTTTTCCGTTTTCGCAGCTTATCATGGGGATATAACCAGCGATAGTATGGTAGCAACGTATTCTCGCAGGGCTGAAGACTCTCTTCACGAGCCGAATTATGGGACAGGGACGCTCACGATAGCTGATGAGGCGGGGAAATATATCGAAGCTGGCCGACCAGTGTTCCGGCGCGGAGCGAAGATCAAGCTGTTTGCCGGCTTTGATGGGAATAACGTCGCGCGGTTTTCAGGAATCATTCGCGATGTGACTATGGATACGGATCAGAATATCACTCTGACACTAGCTGAAGAGGGATATAAGCTCCGCAAATCGAGGACTAGCGGTGATTATTCATCCTATGAGACGCCCGTTAAGCTGGTAGACCAACTGGCAAGCCTGGCACGGATCGGTGAAGTCATCTACGAGAATGAAACAGGACCTCCAACTACTAAAGAATTCGGGGATACCTTTCTTGAGCTCAGAAATTACTGGGCTATGATCCATGGCGCCGCTCTCTGCATAGGATATATCCAGCGTTTCGATCCAGAAGGAAGGCTGAATCTTACCAGAAGAACGACTTTCACTGATACAGGGTATGTATTCACCGATTCGGATATCGAGTATCTAATCCATAAGCAAGTAGCGGAATTGATCAATTATAAGGCAATAGATTTCGTCCATTGCATTCGGCCGGAGTTCACTGCCGGCGATGGTGTCTACGCTGGCCAGCATACGCGGTCCAGGACGGATTCGGTATCGAAGCGTAAATACGGAGCGCATGGAGATCAGGAGACTGACGAGCTTATAGGGACGTGGACGAATGCGGGTCAGATAATCGATCAGACGCTGGATTATTTCCCTTATCAAAGAGAGATCTATCTTCTGAAGATGCCAGCGTGTCCGCTTCTGGGAATCGCATATAGAATCTTTATCAGGAGTGAGGAGACTGGCATCGCAGGGTATTTCATTATCATAGGCGTACATGAGCGGTTTAGCGTTACCAGTTATTCGGGGACTTATATTCTATTATCGGAAGGAGAGCGATTCTAAAATGGGTACATTTCCAGACGATCCAAGTTTGCCGGCAGTAACGACCAGCACACAGGTCAATCCTGCTTTTCTGAATACACTGGTAGATAATATCAATGCTATCGGTGAAGGACTAGGGGATCTCGTTAATAACGTTTCTGACGGCAATTTTGATATTGTCGTTGACAAGGGGATAAAGTGGGGCGGCAATCTGGAGATCTATTTTTCCGGCGGAGATATCATCCTGGATGATGGGGTACAAATAACAGGCGCTCTTAGCGTTGGTGGTGCGCTGGATGTTGTAGGATCTCTGACGGTAGATACGATAGACGATTCCGGCGCTGCAGCTATCGCTATGAATACCACTCTTAATGTGGATGGCGATCTTGATGTGACAGGGACTATATATACTGACAATCTGGATCATTCAGGAGCTGCGCTGATCACTGTCGGAATCCACATGGCTTTTGATGCGGGGCTTTATCTGGATGTGCCCAATTTGAGAGCAGATAATATCCGCGATTCAGGAGCGGGGGAAGTTACTTTTGAGGATAATATCCAGGTTGGAGATGGAGTGGGAGCGTGGACGATCACCGTAGGCATAGCAGGGAGCGACGAGTTGGTGTTATCTGGCGGAACTAATTGCTTCGTCGGTTTTGAGCAGGACACCGTAGCGAATCCTGCTAATGATAGGATGCGGATATGGCAAGACACTTCAGGGAATTGCAAAATAGTCATGAATGATGGCGGAGCGATTCATACGGTAACCCTTTTCGACAGTCCTGAGACGTACACAGTAGCGAATGAATTGGAAGATCGCGATTACGATGCTAATACTGTAGCAGTCGCGGAATTGGCTGATATAGTCGGCACGATGATCAACGATCTGATCGCTATAGGATTATTCCAGTAACGTCACAACCAGAGCAAATTTTGCTTCAGGTACTACCTTCAAGGCATCGAAGAGAGCAAAATCAGGCGGCTCCTGAAACAAAAAACTCTCCTCATCTTACAGACCGGGAGCCGCCTTCCCTCCTGAAATCCTTTCGAATATTATGTGCGGAATCCTGACACTTTTGAGGTAAAATCAAGATCCCGCACTATGACTGGCTTGCGGATTCCACTTCCTGGAAGGGATCCCGTGGCCACGGAAAGCAGCTTCCGTGCAGAATTCTGACACCTGAAAATCCTTGACTGCTCCAGGGGCGCGAGCGTTGATACCGTAGCGGCTCTCGCTGGAGCGCTGGAAGTTCCGCCAGCGGTGTTATTGATGCCGCTTGAATAGCTTGTGATACCAGGGGCGCTTATCTTCCAATAATTGCTGATTGTGTTCTGTAAGTCTAAGAATAATCGTATCGGATCTTTCTCGGACCTTGCTTAATTCTTCCTGCAACTGTTTTATCTGATCATTCCTCTCCTGGAGTTCTGCTTTAAGTACGGAAATGAGTTCGGAATTATTCGGAGATTTTTCGGAAATCTTTTCTATTGAATCTTTCCGTATCAGCCAGCGATGCCCTTCCTTTCTGGCCTCAAGCTCATTTTTCTTTATCAGTTGCAGAATGTTTCTTTCCGTGCATTTCCGAAGTTTCGCGGCTTCCTTGACAGTTATCCATTCCTTCATCGGTTGTCTTTCATTTGCTCCATCTGAGATAACAGTTTGTCCAGGGCCAGGCTCCAATCTAATTTGACAGGCTCCGGCGCGGGGATTTGCGTAACGCCGGTCTTTCTGCAAACCAATTTATAATCCCTCCCGTCCTTCGTCTTCTCGGTTTCGCAGTATGATAACTTCCCTGTAGATAGTTCTTTGCCTATCAGTTGCTCCAGAACGGGCTCTATTTTCGATTTCCTCTGTGATGGATAGGTAATGTATGCCTGAGACAGATCAAGTTGCGTGTAGAGCTTTTTCAGCGTAATCTCAAACTTTCTTCTGAAGGCTAATTGGCGATCAAGATATGTGTAGAGGAGTATAGCTAGTTCCCGATGTTTTCTGAAACTGGTGATCACATCTAATCGAAGAGGGTGCGTGAAATTTTCCACAAGCGACATAAGAATGTGCCTGTCAAACTGGAATTCCCCGTATCCATAGACCTTATCTCCGCCTTTCGTCCTTCTCTTTCTCTCGTATATATCCAGGTACGATAGGACGCTCAAATGCCCTGTTGACCGGAATTCTCCATCTTTGGTCTGGAAGCTATCAATGAATCGTATCGGTATGCTTCTCAGTCCTTCCATTGATTTCAGCATGTTCTTATAATTATTCCCTGAATCCACCAATTTGAGACGTTTTATCAACTTGAGGACGGTGAAATGGACAGGCTGGCTAACTGGCTTCCCTGCTTTCTCCCAGAGTTCCAGGAGGGCAAGATACAGCTTGAAATGAGTCGTGGTGAGGATACCGACTTCGGAGCCGTCCGTCGCTCTGCCTACAACGACTCTGCGCTCCATGGATCCCGAATCCGTCTCATAGGTTCTGATGACCTCCCTGGACCTTTCCCTGTAAGTGGAGACTGCAAAGACCGCGTTCTTTTCCAGGTTGAGTTCGCTTCTCACTATCTCCGGGGAGGGCTTTGGCTTTTTCTCTTTTGCTTCCTTGACTTCTTTCGGTGGGGTGGATTTTGCTCTCTTCGATGCCTTGAGAGAAGCAAATTTTGCTCTCTTCGAAGCCTTGAGAGAAGAAGATTCGGGAGAGTCCGGATCAAGCTCTAATTGCACAGGCGCCCTTTTAAATCGTTTTAAAAGAGTAATAAAGAAGTCTCTGGGTCTATAAAAGCGCATGATTATTGACTTTGCCTCCAAAAACTTAACTCAATAGTGCGGATCACTGTACTCAATAGTGCGGACTATTTAACCCGATAGTGCGGATATTACTGTACTCAATAGTGCGGATGATTTTGAGCCGATTTGACGAACAGATTTACTTCCATCGGGCATGATATGATCCCTTTATCATGCCACGCTTATCGCGTGAATAAATAGCTAATTTCTGAGGCTTCATTGTGATTGGATTAAAACGCGTGCCATCGGATTTAGCAAATTGCAGTGCTCCAACTGTGTAGCTCTGCCCGGCTTTCATAACTGGATGCTCCAGTGAATAACCGCCGGCGATCAATCCGGCGTTTATCTCCAGCTTGACATTGAGCCAATCAAAAGTATCCTGGTTAATGATGATAAATTGGGTTCCCGTGAATGAGACTGAGGCGCTAAACTTGAGAATATCTGGCTTTTTTGTATCGCCATCTGATGATAAGAATTGAAATATTACAACGGCAAGAATCGCGAAAGCAACAACAATCAGAGCTACTAGACAGCCAGATTTATAAGATACATCCCCACCAGCCCAAATGCCTTTCTTCTTCTCTATTTCAGGTTCCTCTTCCTCTTTCTGTTGCGGTTCTCCACAATTCAGTGACATAGCATCTCCTTTTCACGAAGCCTGGGTAATCCTGAAAATCACTTTGCCGATTACCTCCATCTGCTCCTTATCTTTTTCGGTGAAGTGCATCGTCTCAGGCTGTCCGTTTGTGCTTCTTAACACAACCATATTACCAATAAACTCGATTGTCTTCGCCATTATCATATCATTTACGCGGACTATTACTATATCATTATTTTCTGGATCGAGTCCTCTCTTGACAGCTACGAGGTCGGTATCCTCAAGCCGACCGGTCATGGTGTCATCACTGATCTGTAGAGCGAAGATTTTGTCTGCCTCACTGATCCAATTCTGAGGCACACAGATAGCTGTCTCCGATTCATCTGCAAGTGGAGCTTGAGTAGGAACGGTCCCAAGTATAGGAACATACAGAACAGAGCTATCCAGGTTCATGCATTTATCCTGAGCTATTTTCTGTATCTCAAAATATTTGGATCTAATCTTGTTTGCTTCTCTTTCATACCGCTCTTTTTCTGAAAGTTCTCGCAGGTACTCATAATCCAAATCGAGTTCCTCAGTGATCTGGCGGAGGACTCTATCTGAAGCTATGCGCTTACTGTTTTCTAGCATGGATAAATATGCGTTTGTGCTCCCTATCGCGCCAGCTAGATCGTCGAGAGTTAAGCCGAGTCTGTTTCGCCTGTCTTTGATGATTAGCCCTATCGTCTCTTTCTCCTTGAGAGTCAAAGTAAATGGCTTTTTTCTCATTCGATACCTCCTGATCTGTTCTGGCATTTGCTCCGCCAAACTTGGTCGGCGGCTTAAAAAAATAAATGATCGTATAACTGGTAATTATCTCATTATACCAGATTTCAAGATATTTGTATACTAAAATCGACACTTTTGTTAGTTAAAGAGGCTTTAGATATAATCAAAGCCTATTTTAGGTTGACATATCGTGTCGCTCTATGGTATAATTAACTGATATAGAGTTATAAACCCTATCAAGGGAGGATATAGAAATGAATCAAGAGAGAGAGGATGTCAAAGTAGAATTCGCGGAAAACGTTAAGAGAGAGATGAAACTCCAGGATCTGAAAGTCCCTGACATGGTTCGCTTGAGCCAGGAGACAGGGAAGGCGATACACAGGGATACTTTATATAAAATCCTTCGGGCTAAAACCAGCGTCAGCCTCTATCTTGCCAAGAAGATCGCTAAGTGCTTGAAAGTGCGCGTATCCGTTCTGGCAGATGATCAGGCCAGGGAAATATGGGAAGAATTGAATGATCTCCGGGAAAGAAAAGACACGATTATACTTGCGCTCACCAAGCAGAGCCAAGAACTACAGCATGAGGTATTGTCTCTTAAAGCACAACTTCGTAAGAGAGATGAATGAATTATCATATTTTTTTCTCTAGTTCTCTAACTAGCTTGTGTTAGTTTGAGTCATTAGATTCCAACCGAAAGGTGGTGAAAGATAATGAGGGTAAACATAGATCGAATGATCGAGGAAACCGAAGGCGTGTCTACTGTTGGAAGTCTGGCGGATTTGCTCAATGAAAAAAGCGTTGATATTTCTGCGCGGACGCTTTTCCGGTGGAGAAATGGAGGATTCCACACAAAGAAAGTCGAAGCGGCTGCGGCAGCTCTCAAGATGGAGTTGAAGGACATCATAATCTTCGATTGACGGAGAATCAGCAAAGGATCAAAAGGAGGCTCAATAAGATGCAAGTAAAACGTTTATCCAGCAGCCGAGTAACCACCTTCCTGATTTGCCCATACCGCTACTACTGCCAATATTGCCTTGAACTCTGGAAACCTGCCAATATAGCACTTGCCATAGGAACGGTTTTCCACGATACCACAAAGCACAATTATTTGCAGAAATGCGACACATATCGGGATCTTCCGCTGGATGATGTCCTGGCCATTTTCAGCGCGGGCTTTGACGAACATGAGATAGAGCTCAGGCAGGGAGAGGATCGCGGAATCGAAAAAGATTCAGGGATCATGCTTCTGGCTGAGTATCAAAGCGTTATCGCATATAAGATTCAGCCAGTGGAAGTTGAGCAGATGTTTACCATGACTTTCAGCAATAAGCCGTGGCCTTTCACAGGCAGAGTGGATCTAGTGAGCGACGATGGGATCGTTATCGAAAACAAAACCACCGCGCGCGGTCTGAATCGGCCGCGTGATACGCATTTGCTCCAGACCTACGGCTACACCAGCGCTATGCGCCGCAAGCTCCAGAGCCCAGATATGGAGGCTAGAATAGATTACGGTGTCCGGGGAAAGGTTCCCAGGATTCTATCTTTTCCAGTAGAGGTGACGGAAGCCGAAGAGCGGTATTTTCTGACTCTCCTATCCGGAGTAGCGAAAGGTATCGAGGCGGAGATCTGGTACGCTAACCGAGTTAATAATAACCTGTGCTCTCAGCGCTATTGTCGATACTGGCAGGAGTGCGAGGCGGAAAATGGCGGCAGAGTCAAGCCATAGGGAGTATCTTAATGGGAAGCATACACGATCAAAAAGTCCACGCGCTGAGATGCGTTATCGATTATCTGAAAGCGCTCACCAGCCAGGATTGGCAGCGAACGGATTCGGAAGATCTCCATTTTCTCAGGACCGAAACAAGACACTGGATCGCTATGGCGAAACAAAAGCGGGATGAATTCATCAACGCCGTTGAAAACGCTGAGGTGCTCCTTCAAGAAAGTGAGAAAGAAAATGAATCAGAAAAATGACATGGCAGAACTTGATAAGATGGATGCGGAAACCAGACAGCCAGCAACAGAGGGAACCGGCGCGGAGATAGCGCCGCTCCAATACAGCTATGAGACAATCCAGATCAACAAGGAGCTTGTGAGAAAATATATATGCAAAGGCGGCACAGATGATGATATTTTCTGGTTCATGGGAAAATGCCGCGCCCTGAATTTGGATCCGCTAAAGGGCGAGGTATACTTTATGAAGATCGCAGGCGAACCTGGTCAGACGATAGTGGGCTATAGAAAGTATCTGGATGTGGCATACGCTAATGGGCTGGAGCATATTGAGTATGAATTCGACGATCCTGACGATCCCAAAGTGTGCAAAATCACTTTGACGATCAAGGACAGAGAAAGACCTCACGTCTGGGAAACGTGGTTGGAGGATTGTATCAAACGGCGCAAAAGCGATAATAAGCCGAACAGGTTTTGGGAGACAATGTTGCGCGATATGTTCAGAAAATGCGCTGTAACACGAGCGCTCCGATACGCGGGACTGGAAACTCAGCATCTACCATATATCGCTGAGGAACTCGGCGGCGGATTCGAGAATCCTGCTTTACAGGCATATAATGAGCCGCCGCTGGAAGCATCGGAGCCTGCCCAGGAGATTCCTGAAGTGGCATCGGTGACGGTAGATAGCGGAGAGGATCTAACAGCGCTCAGAGAATCATATTTTGGGATGATCAAGGACCTCTTCGCAAATGAAGATGATCGGCACTCCTGGCAACTCCAGAACACGGGCGAAGCTTCTGTCACAAAATGGAAAGCGCCGCATTATGCAAAGGCTTTCAGCGCCATCCATAAAATGCCGTTTGCTTCTCTCAAGGCTTCGAAGAGAGCAGAGGCGCACAAACCGAAACAGGAGCCAGAAGAGGAAACGAAAGGGAAGAGCGGAAGATTCGATCTTGAGCTCGAGCAACTGAAAGCCGCTTTCGCTGAATTGGGAGCGACGGTATTCGCTGGAATCCAGGACAGGGATGCTTTCTGCAAAACGGTTGCAGAAAAGCTTATCGGAGCCTGGACAGTGGAAGATTATCAAAAAGCTCTGAAAGTCCTGGGCGATGTTGTGGATACCGGAAAGGACGAAGATTCCGATCCTGAGCTCGAGGCACTCCGATCAACTTTCATGGAATTAGGTGCAACCTGTTTCGCTGGAATCCAGGAGCGCGACGTATGGATTCTGGAACACTTCCCTGATGATACTGATCTCTCGAAATGGATGGCGGAACAATTCCAGAAAGCGATCCTCTTGATCCAGGCAGAATTTCCAGAGCCAGTCACGAAAGATGGCACGCCTGTTGAGGACGCTGTGAAAGATGCGGTAAAAACTGGCACAGAGGAAACAGCGCAAGAACTCCGTGCGGAGATTGACGCTGTAATCGAATCAGCGGAAAAAGAGGAGCGGAACCTCACAAAGGATCTACTTACGGTATGCGTCAAGAAATTCGGAACCGTAGAGAAGCGGGACGCGTGGATCCTCGAAAATCTACACAAAGCCCCAGCAGATTCATGGACTCTGGATGATTACGCAGAGGCTATTGTCCGGATCCGACGGTTGCCAGATTTCGATCCGGATGCCAAACCTGATGAAGAGAATCCGCAACTGGATATAGTCGATCACAATCCCAATCCTGTGCTTCCTGGACAGACGGAGCCACCGGATGAAGAACAGGAGATCACCAAAGAGCAATTCAAGAGATTGCGCGCGCTCGCTACGTCCCTTCCGCAGTATAAAACGCTGGGATCGGTTGCTTTCAGGGTGAAGGTTAAAGATGTGATCGGATATAAGCCAAAGCGAATGGGCATGATGAAGCTGCCAGAGGCAGAACTTCTACTCAGAACTCTCGAACAGGAATTGTCAAAACATCTGGCACCTACCCAGAATCAGAAAGAGGAGCAAGAAGCCCTCAACGATGCGCCGAAATAAGCGCTCCTGAGCTTTACTCCATCCAGGATGGTGATAACCTCACCGTCCTGGACACTTTCCACTCAGGAGCCAACTTGTGCGACGGAGCAGAAAGACTTTGTCAGGGCGGGGCTTCGGCTCCGCTTTAATGATGGAGGCGTTATGTCGGAGCGGATCCAGGAGGCTAAGTATGGTTTATAATGACCTTTTAGAACTTCCTTTAAAACATTATAAAATAATCTATGCTGATCCGCCGTGGTTCTATGCTGACAAAAGCTATAGTCATGGAGGAGGCGCGGAAGCGCATTATCCCTGCATGAGGACGGATTCCATATGTAATTTGCCTGTCAAAGATGTCGCGGCCGATGATTCTATTCTTTTTCTATGGGTCACTTATCCGCAACTGAAAGAGGGTATATCAGTTGTTGAGTCATGGGGTTTTGATTATAAAACAGTTGCCTTCACATGGATCAAACTGACACAGGCGAGTATCCCTGCTATGGGTATGGGACGCTATACACGTTCCAATCCTGAGATTTTGTTACTAGGCCGAAGAGGAAAAGGAGCCCAGAGATTGAGAAAGGATATAATGAATGTGCAATTTCATAAACGCTTGGCACACTCTCAAAAGCCCGATCTCTTTCGCAGACTCATTGTGAATCTCTTTGGCGATCTACCACGTATTGAACTATTTGCTCGCGAGCAGACAAATGGATGGGATGCTTGGGGGAATGAAATATTAAGGGAATACCAGCTTGAGATGGAAATAATTGATACACCGTATAAAGGTAGATGGCCTGTATCTGGCAGGAAGGGCGATGATTAATGGTTGATCGGCCTTTTACGTTGATTGATGTAATGCTGGGTATTGACAAATATGGCCTGGTATGCAAACTGAGCGAAGAGTCGTTCACGTTTCTGATCGGTATCATCCTGGAACACAACAGGCGCGGATTTAAGATGCCATTTGATCTGAATAACCTTCAGGCGATGGCGGCGGGTGGTGGAAATACCCCGAAATCCGTTCGCGGGAGGCGCGCTAATTTGTGCAAGTTCAGAATAGATGGTAAGCCATTATTGAAAGTTATCTCCGGAAACTTTGGTAAAAACACCTGCGCAAAGTACGAAATTAACTATAAATCACTGTTGCTGTATAAGGGCGTCTGGACTGGGGGAAATAGCTTACTGGAACAAAAAGGGAGCAGTAGAGGGCACAGTAGAGGACGAGTAGAGGGCACAGTAGAGGGCACCATCCTAAGATCAGAAGAGAAGAGAGGAGAGGACCATACCCATACCAATATTAATATAGTTACTACCGGAGAGGGGGTTGAGAAAAGTCCTAAAAATGGTGGTAATGGTTTTTTGGTAACTGAGGAAAAATCGGAAGCTGATTTCGAGAAGGCGCGCAGGGAATTAGATTATCATCACGTAAAGGAGCCGGCGCGATCTGAACTGGCGGCAAAATATGAAACGCGGTATCTTCTCCGGCAGATAGCACAGATCAAAAAGGACTTTGAGAAAGGAATCACGTTTAGGAATCCCGGCGGTGCGCTAGTGTCCAGGATTAGAAACGGGTATATAACAGAGGACTACCCTGAATAAATGGACAGAACATGGTATAACGATATATATCTGAAATCCGACGCGTGGCTCGTGACAAGGAATGCGACACTAGAGCGTTTCGGATATAGGTGCGCGCTGTGTGCAGAGACGAAGAATCTGCATGTGCATCATAACAGCTATGAGTATGTCGGTGATGAAGACCTTTACGATCTTGTCGTCCTGTGTGCCGACTGCCATGAGAAAGTGACCATGTGGTTTAGGGAGAAAAGGGAATTAGCGTATCACGACAGAGAGTTGTCCGGAATAGCTGTTTCGCGAAAGGTCTTTTAGAACCAGAAAGGAGCGGAAAAAGAACATGGGCGGTTTTACTGAAACATATGTGAACGAACTAATTGAGGATTGCATCAGAGAGGATTGGTCAGTAAAGCAGACCAAGAATATCCTCAGCGATCTGGATCTGGATCCTGAAAAGGAAAAGGAATTGCTGAGGAAAGTCCAGGTTGCGAAAGATCTCAAAAAGTCGGCAAGGGAGGAAGAAAAGCGGAAGCCTATGCTCCTGGCAGAAAAAAACAAAGAGGAGGCAGAAACATTCGAGGCGGGCATCCGCAATCTTACAGAGGAAATAGCGAGGCTCAAAGCGAAAGAGATACAGCGCGGGCTTGAGGCGATCACGAAAGAATGTATCAGGCTCAAGATTTCAGGAACGACGATCTATGGCATACTTCGTTTGATGGCTATTGGCAACCCAGAGATCAAAGAAGCTGCAGCGCAAATCGATCACCTGTGAGGAGAGTAAAATGGGAAGCAAACAGACTAGCCCAACAGCAAAAGAAATTCGCCAGCTTACAAACGACCTGATGGCGAACTGTAGTGAAGATTCAGCAGCTTACCAATGCACAGCGATTGATCCAGAAGAGGTCGCTATAGTACTGTATATCACCAGATGCCAGATGTATAGTGATTTTGGACTCTGGAAGGTTCCAGAGACAGCCGGATTTGCTCTCTTCGATGCTCAGAGAGAAGCAAAAGCCAGGGGCAAGAGAAGAAAATTTCGCTCTCTTCGAAGCCTCAAGAGAAGCTAATTTTGCTCTCTTCGAAGCCTTGAGAGAAGCATAATCATGATGAGGTGAAAACGATGGAAAGGATAAAGAATTTACTTCTTACCAGAAAGCAGGGACTAGCGCGAGCTTCGATTCTGATCGGAATCTACGCGGGGATCATTCTAGCGATAGGTGTCGCTCTCAAAATGTGTGCAAACTTGATCGACCTGGCTAGATAATCCAATACTGTTTGGAAACGCTTCGGTTTTTATTTACGGGAAGCGTTTTCAAGCGAGGGAAAAGGAGGCAAACTATGGAGCCGGAAGATTGGAAAGAAATCAGAGAAATCACGCGGAGAATGATGGAGCAATCTATAGACGATGTTTATGATATGTTAAAGAAACGCAGGGGCGAAACATGGGGCAAGACATTCCATATAACACCATCACTGGGAATGTTAGCGGCGGAACTTTTCAGTGCGCGCTGGGGCTTGCTAATGACGGAAGCGAAAGACGAGCAACAGGCAGACGGCTTGCGCGCGCTGGGCTGGCCTTTCTGAAGGGAGCGGTAAATAAATTATGAGCAATAAATGGAATTATCAATGGAAGATGGGAAACACTCCGCTAGTAAGCGAACTCCGGGGTAAAGTTTTCGAGGTAAAGCTGCGCGGAATTGGCAGACTTTTTCTCAGAAATAACATCAAAGTCATTGCGTCCAGGGGAAGATTTGGAAAGGGAAAGCTCCTGCCGGATGGCGTACCAGCCGGGGTCAACTATGCCGGCGGATACTGCGCTTATGCTAATTGTCCTGTCCTGGAAAAACATCGCAAGCGCCGAAGATGGGGCATGTTCAATATGCTCCAGGGGGAAAAAGAAGTGGTTCTGGATTATAACGTGGGCGCCAATAACTGGATCCTGAGGCGGATCTCCGATGGCATCCGCAAGATCTCAGATTTTACTTCAGGTACTACCTTCAAAGCATCGAAGAGAGCAAATCTTAACCTGGTGAAGAAATATCAATACATCGGGGAATTTCGGTATCGAATTATCATAGACATTCCGATTGTCAAGTTTACGCTCAGGGAAATTGATTGCCTACCTTTCAACATAGCGGCTTGTTCCAAATTGATAGAATCTGAAAAAGGTATTGAGCGGATCTCTGGCGAATGGCCTGATAAAGATGCTAAACTAACACATGAAGAGCGGGAAACAAAAGATCGCCGGGATCTAGACAACTTTCTGAAACAGAAAGGGCTATGAAGAAATGACTTTTGCTCTCTTCGATGTATTGAGAGAAGCAAAAGCGCAAAGATCACGGAAGCGAAATTTGACAAGATAGCGCGCGCTTCGAAGGTTTGCTCATATTGCGGCCGGGCAGGACATAATAACATCCACTGCCGTCTGATTGACGTTGAAATACATCAAGCGGAGCAGTTGGGAAAGCCTAAAAAGGTATTTTGATTTCGATTAAAAACACACAAAAGGAGCGTGATCTTAATGAGAGTATCTGAAAGATTATCAGAGAATTTTTCGGTGGACGAGTTCAGATGTCCCTGTTGCGGTAAGATAGAGATGTATATAGGCTTTATTCGCAAACTCCAGATGGCTCGGAGTATTGCAGGAATTCCGTTTATCATCAACAGCGGCTTCAGATGTGACGCGCACAACGCGGCAGTCGGCGGATCGAAGTCCAGCTCGCACGAAGTAGGATTAGCGGCTGATATTCGGGTGGCGTCGAGTTCTGAGCGATTTGCTGTTATATTTGGGCTAATTCGGGCTGGGTTCACGCGGATCGGCGTAGGAAAGAATTTCATTCACGCTGATTCTGATCAAGCTAAAAGCCAGAGAATCATGTGGAGATACTAAAAGGAGGTGCGGCAATGATCGAAATAAAGATCATAGAGGTGGATACTATCCCGGAAGATGCTATGATGATTTATTATCCAGCGCCGGTATATTTGGCAATGAAAGGGAAAGAATTGATTGGCTACTCGCTCAAAAGCGATATGGATGAAGCGGTGGAAAATATGATTTGCATACGAAACGCAGGGCACGGTCAGATTCATCAACACAACAAATAAAAAATTAGATCGAATCAAGTCCCAGAACTTAAACAAGAAGTAATCACACCGGCAGGCCATCTTGCCTACCTCATGCCGAATCGTTCAAGAAATACAAACCATTTGTATAGAATCATGCCAGGAAAAAGAGAAATCCTACCATTTCATGGCATAACCATGTCACAAAATTCCAACCCGCGTAAATAGCGCATCTACGGGCGTGATTGGTCTGCATAAGTTTCATTATGGGGCTATTACTAACAGAAGTTAAAAAGATTCCTTGATCAATTCACAGTATCTTGGTATAATTGGAGTGATATGGTAACATCTTTTCGATGGGATACAGCAAGATACTTGAGCCTATCTTGCCGAATCCTTTGCTGAAACAAACCCCGGTTGGAGGGCAAAGTATTTCCCGACCGGGGTTTGTTTTGCCTTCCAGCCGTTTTAACAATCCTGGTGTTAAAATGGCAAACCCGAAATTTAGCAGGCCAGCCCAATCCACCGAGGAACTCGTTGCAAAACTGGATACGGAGATACTACCGCTTTCAGAAATCGAGCTCCATCCTGACAATCCCCGAATCCATACCACTCTCCAGATCAATACCATCGCAGAACTGATCAAAACCGTCGGATATGCCGCAGGATCCATGACGATTCAGAAATCACGGATGCGACTTGCTAAGCGATTTCGAGAGGCGATCAAGGATGCCGGAGATAAATAACCGTCAGATACTTTTCATCAATGGGCTCCTGGAAGGTAAGACGTATACGCAGGCATACAAAGATGCTGGCTATAAGCCAAAGAATGATGACATTGCAGCATCGAAGGCAAGCAGACTTTTGACAATCCCAAAAGTGCAAGCCTATTGGGAACAGAAGAAACAGGAGCTCTTTGATCTGTCCAGGTCGCGGATGATCTCGCTTGCGCTGGATGCGTTGCCAGTTCTCCAGGAGCTGATGCTGAACGCGAAAACGGAGGCCGTCAAGCTGGGAGCGGCGCGGGATATTCTGGACCGCGCAGGATTGAAGCCGGAAATGAAGCTGGAGATCGATACTCCAGGACGCGTATTTATCAATTTTGTCGGTCTGGGTGATGATCCATTCCCAGATGCTGAGGAGTGACAACCATGACAGTTGAAAGATTCCGCAAATTGGAAGCAGCTATGGAATCCGGCAACTGGCTCGAATTGCAAGAGCGACCGGATCCGAAATGTAAACGATGTTACGGGCGCGGGTATGAGGGTTATGATGTAGTGACGAAACGCTATCTACTATGTCAGTGTGTGAGCAAGGACAACCTCACGCCTGGGAAGCTGAAATCTAAAGCTGAATTGGCGGCGGAATTCATAGAGTGGTCAATTCAATCCAGCATGGAAGCATCGGAAAAATAATTCATGACTACAACCGTGATCCAGCCACAAGACAAAGTGATCGATTTCAAGCCGGAATCCAGAGCCCAGCTACAGGCGCTCAGGAACATCGCGCTCAATTTGTTTTTCTGGGGGGCATGGGGAACTGGCAAGACGCATATCGGGGCTGCGAAAGCTCTGGCTGTAGGATGGAAGTATCCGGGGAACTGTATCGCTCTTGTGAGAAGGAAGCGCGTCGATCTGAAGGCCACTCTCTGGAAATGGTTTATTGATAAAGTCCTTCATCCGGGGCTTGTGAAAGATAAGAACGACACGGAATTATTCAGAAGGCTGCATAATGGCACGGAGTTCTGGGGCGTCGGGCTGGATTCCGCTAATGATGTCAACAAGCTGGCCTCCCGCGAATATGGTTTTGTTGTGGTTGAGGAAGCGCGTGAGGTCTCTGAAAATGATTTTGAGGAGAAAATCTCCAGGTGCCTGCGTTTGCCCGGCGTCCCTTTTCATCAGTGTATGCTTATCAGCAATCCTGACGTGCCTGCTCATTGGCTAAACAAGCGCTTCCTTGTCGAAAAGTGGGATGGATATGAGGCGATCAAAGGAACCATACTGAGACACCTGTTGCCCAGGAGCTACATGGAACGGCTGGATCAATTGACAGGCATATACAAGCTCAGGTACAAAGATGGATTATGGGTAGCTGCAGAAGGACTCGTATATCCATTCGATCCTGCAAAGCACGTTCTGACGTGGCCACAGTTTCAGGCGCGTACCGGACACATAGCAATTCCGAAAGATTGGAAGCGCGTACTTTCGATAGATTTCGGATTCGACAATCCTTTCAATTGTCAGTGGTGGGCTATCTCTCCATCTGATGTATGGTATCTCTATCGAGAGATCTATCACACTCACAGAACGGTCAACACACATGCTCCGCTGATTCTGAAATACTGCAAAGAGGACTCCATGGCGCCACGCGCAATCTGCGATCACGATGCTGAGGATATGGCGACTCTTAGGGAGCATAAGATCAAGACGATACACGCGAAAAAAGACCGGATGTCTGGCCAGCAAACGGTATATGATAAATACGAGCAGGATAAAATCTTCTATATGGCTGATGCGCTGGTGGAAAAAGATCAGCGGCTTGTAATCAATAAGAAACCATATTCCACGATTACTGAGAAGCCCGGGTATGTCTGGATGAACAAGGCGAAAGAGGATATGGCTCACGAAGACGATCACGGCCAGGATGCGGAGCGATACGCGCATCACACTATGAAGAGCAGACGCAAGGGGAGGGCAGCAGCGTGAAATTCAGGAAGCAAATACAGGAGCCAGTCAAGCCGAAGAAGGCCAGGGCGTTTGTTGTGACCCGATCTGGCGGCGTTTTCCCTTACAACATCCTGGAGAAAGCGGAGATCACGAAAGCCGACCAGCAGTTGCCTGATGAGGAAAAATGGATCGGCTCTGATAATCTGGCGAAACATCCCTATCCTGCGTCATCTTTTTATTTCATGTGGGAAAGCAATGTGATGGTCTGGGCTTGCGTGGATCAGATCGCTACTGATGTCGCTGGATTGGGCTGGACAGTCAAGCCGCGTGAGGATATGGCAGAGAATCAAGCTGAATACGATAAGATCATGGCTTTTATAAAACGGCCTAATCCTGATATGTCCTTCCGGCGGATAAACAAGGCATTCATTATGGATTGGGGCGTTACGGGAAACTCCGCTCTCCAGGTTGTCAGACGTATGGATAACGAGGTCTCAGAAGTTCGCCACATGCCGACAGGGGATCTCTGGGTGCATAAGGGAGGCAAAAAGTTCTGTCAGAGAAAAGATGTCAATAAAGCATGGTTCGCACGATTCGCTATGGGAGACGATCCTGAAGCAGAGGAGAGAAAAGGGCTCCCACTAATCCTGGACCCGAAAACAGGCGAAGAGTCGCCAGGACTGAACATCAAACAGCGCGCTAATGAGTTGATTTTCTACCATACCTACTATCCAAAATCGCGCTGGTATGGCGTGCCGAACATGCTTCCTACTACTGGAGATATTCTCACAGGGCTGGGAATACGCGACTATAATCTCTCGTTTTTCACTAATTGCGGGATCCCAGCTTGTCTCGTAACTCTGACAGGCGAATGGGAAGATGGTACGGGAGAGGATGATACGGATTCCATCACGATTGTCAAAGATTATATGAACTCTCTGACAGGCGCTGATAAAGCTCACTCTACGCTGGTAGTAGATACGCCTGAAGGTTGCGAGATCAAAGTTGATAAGCTCGCCGTAGAAATCAGAGAAGGCTCATTCAGAATTCTGAGAACGCTGATCGACCAGGATATTCTCGTTGCATATAAGATGCCGCCATACAGACTTGGGCTGCCCATCCGCCAGGGGAGCCTCGCTGGGAACGTCGCGGCGGAGCTTACAACAAACTACATCAACGGCGTTGTGGAGCCATTACAGCGGGATATAGAGGAGCTATGGTCTGATAATATCTTCGCTATCGGGCTTAACTGCCCTTCTTATGAGGTGTCTTTTACGAATCTGGATATCAGGGACGAGGTAATCGAGCATGAAGAGGATATGGGCAGGATACGAACCGGAACTATGACTCCGAACCAGTATAGAGAAAAGCGTGGAGAGACGCCCTACGCTACCGGATATAGTTATTACATGGATGCGACTCTTGTGGAGATTGGGGAAGATGATTCTGAAACGGGATAATTACAACGCCAGAATGCTCCGGCTGCAAAAAGAGCACGAAAAGAAAGTCAGGATAGCAGTGCGTAAATGGCTGGAGTTTACGAGAAACGAGATCATCAAAGGGATTAACAGCAATATGATCCGCAAAGACCAGGCAGAGACTATCGTGATGGAATTGACTGATTGGATGGCTATCGAGAGCGAGGGGCAGATCATCATCAAGCCGACGGTTCTGAGAGCCATAGCGGATGCGGGTACTGAAGGCTATAGAATCGCAGGGATAAAGCTCTCATTCGATATGCTGAACCCGGCGGCGGTAGAACTGGCTCAGACGATCACCGCCGATATGGTCCGCGAGGTGACTGAAGAGACGAAGACCGCGCTCAGGTGGGCAATCCGCGATGGAGTGAATGCGGGGAAGAGTATGCCACAAGTTGGAAGGCGGATCAGGCCTCTGGTGGGATTGACAGAAAAGCAAGTTATCTCTGTTGCCAATTATGAGGAGCGATTACTGATCCAGAAGCCGCATTATTCGAGAGCACAAATAGATCGGAGCGTTGGGAGCTATGAGAAGAGATTGCATCGAAGACGAGCGGTGATGATCGCCAGGACGGAGACTTCCCGCGCCGTTTCTGAAGGAACGCTACAGGCTTATGAGGCGGCGGAGATCGATGCTGAATGGCTCACACGCGGTGAGGCAGCTTGCGATATATGCGCCCCGAATGATGGCAAAGTATTCTCAATAGCCGAGGCGCGTGGCTTGATTCCAGCGCATCCAAACTGAATATGTGGCTGGAGGCCAGCGGTCGCTGCATGAGGAGAGTAATTATGTCAGTGAGAAAGATGGTCAAATTTGATCATTGCCAGGTCTTTACTGACTTCGGGACTGCTGTAGTAAAGATAGATTTCCATACTAGAGATAGCAAGGATCTGGACAAAGTGATCAAGGAACTGAACAGAGCAAAAAGGGAACTTGCCCGCTATTACGCTAAGAAAAAGAGTTGATGGAGATTTGCTTATGACATATCTTATTCCATTTCTCTGGGGAATTGCTGTTATCTTGTGGGGATGTTATTGTATGAACCTTTTCATCGAAGAGGCAATAAACAGGATACGGGGGCATTATGAGGATCGAAAGATTGAAAAAAACCGATCTTGATAGTTTAGATGTCAAAGCTCTTCATGCCTTGCGACTCCGATGCGTGCAAGTGCATGACAAGTATTTCATGGATCCCAACTGGCCGGATTGCAAACAAGAGGATTTTATGAAAATATACCGGCTGGTATCTGACGAGATGCGGAAACAGGATATTTCTTTCCTGCCTGCTGAGATTGATCGCACGTTATTCGGGATCGTCGCAGAGGAAGTGAGCAAGAGCGAGCCTGTTGACATATCAAAGCCTTATCCGAACTTCCACGCTTGCCAGTTGAAATCTCCCAGTGCTTTCAAGGACAAATCTATCAGGACGACCAAACGTAAACACGATGGGAAGGAATACTCCGTCCTGATGGGGAAACTCAAAGGCGAAACATCTATGACAGAGCAGGCATATCGCTATCATAAAGATACGTGGGATCCGGATGATGCTCGAGCCCATTGCAAAGATCACGATGGGAAATTCGAGGCGGCAAAGGAAGTCAAAAAGGCAGGAGATAAAAAGCAGTTTTCTAAATTCGTAAAATTCGTCGGGGTCCAGAAAGCCGACAAGAATCCAGAGCGGATCGTTATGGGAATTGTCTATGAGCCAGATACGAAAGATTCGCAGGGCGATTGGGCTAATGAGGATGAGATCAGGGAAGCAGCCTATTCTTTCATGGAGAGCGAGCAGGTTTACAAGATCAATCACGAAGGTTCAGACGCTTCGATACGCGTTCTGGAGAGTTTTATAGCTCCTGTCGATTATAAGATTGAAGAGGAGCCAATCAAGAAAGGCTCCTGGATGCTGGCCAGTAGAGTTGTGGATGAGGATGTCTGGGAGCAGATCGAAAAAGGGGAACTTACAGGATACTCTATGGCGGGGCAAGCGCTCCGCATAGAGGAGACTGTTTGATCATATACGATTGAGCTCACAGTTCCAGGAAGATTTTTCTGGAAGCTGAATACCGAACTCGATGCGTTTGCGTGGCGATGCTGATTTATATGACCGCCGATATAAGATCTGGAGGTAATTATGAAGCTGAAGAAAGAAGGCGGGGAACTGCTGCAGATAGATATTGAGGAGGTCAGTGTCGTTGACGCTCCAGCAAACAAGAGAAAGTTTTTGTTCCTCAAAAGCGATCTCGAAAAAGCCGAGGTGGATGTAAGGCTTCAGTCAGACGGAACCTTAGAGGGTACAAAGCTCACGGTGAATGGTAAAGAAATCGAAGACCTAAAAGCTTTCTATTTCAACTATTTCAAGCCAGACAATGACGAGGAATTATATATCGATCCTGTTAGTTGCTCTTATACCGTAGCCAGTGACGCCGAGAATGGGTTTGAGACGAGCTATCATCTGTCGAAAGCAGAGGGGAATACAATGGATTACGCAAAACTGATCGCGTTTATCAAAGCGCTCACAGCGAAGGACGTAACGGAAGCGCAGCTCAAGAAGCTGGATCAAGAGGCGATTGATTCGCTCAATATTCTGAGCCAGTATGAGGGCCAGATGCCGGCGGATCTATCGAAAGCTGTCGGGCATTTCCTGAAAGATCTGGATGCGGAGCCTGCTGCTGAAGAGGAAACCGATCCGCCTGCAAATAAGTATTCAGATGAAGAAATGGCAGCTCTGAAAACTGCTCTGGATGCTATAGCGGAGATCATCGGCGGGAAGAAAGAGGATGGTAAGGAACCGACTGGCGCCGAGGCCATTCTGGAGAAGTTGAAAGCCATCACAGCGCGAATCGGGAAGCTGGAGAAAGGCGAAGACCCAAAGCCCGGTGAAAAACCCGAAGGCACAGATGCCGATCCAGATCCCGATCCAGGTGTCGCGAAGATACTCGAAGCTCTGAAAGGTATCGAGGATCGCCTCCAGGTGGTGGAAAAGAGCGCGGGCGTAGCAAGACAGGCTGAAGAGACAGGAGGCGCTGGAGCGGACGAGGTGGTTGATCACTATAAGAGTGTTCCGCTCTAAGTTACCTCAGGTATGACAATTAAGACATGATACTATGTCCATGTCTTTTGCAAAAATAGAGGTGATCGAAAATGTTAAGCAACAGAGATCTGCTGGATAGTAGCGGAAAGTTTAGCGTTCAAGCTGCTATCAATAAAATGCTCACACTGCCGACAATAACGCTTAATCCAGAGGAAGCTGCTGGCTTTATCGAGCGCTCGTGGGATCTCTCGAACATGAAATACTACGCTCGAAAAGTCAATATGAAATACAGGACGAAGAACATCAGGGGGATCGCCTGGGGAAGTGGTGATTTTCTCGTTCCTGAAGCGAAGTACGATTCCACGAAGATCAAGACGCAGTTCGCACATGATACGATCCTGCTGACCAGCAAAGAGCTTCGTGGAGGTCTTCTGATCAAAGACAGAGATTACGAGGATCTCACGATTGGCTCCGCTGCCGAGTTCAAGAATCATCTGTTCAGTATGGTAGAGAAGAGAATGGCCCGGGAGATGGAGCAAATCTGCTGGCTAGGGGATACCCATGATCTGAATGGCTATGAGGTAGATAATTCCAGGGGAGAGGTGGATGGCTGGCGCTACAGGCTGGATCATTCTCAAAGCGGCGAACTCCACGAGAACGATTCGACAGGCTCGACCATCATCCTGGACGCCTCGAATATCGTCACAGACAGAGCTTCGGATTTCGCTCTCACGACGACAAAGGGGATCGTAGAAACGAAAACTACACAGCCCTTCGGCCAGGAGATCAAGTTCGGGCGGATGTATAAGGAAATGCCTTCCGAATACCTCGCTGATGGCCTTGCTGACCTCAGGTTTTTCGTAAACGACAAGATCCTCGTCGATTACTGTGAGCAGTTGCAGGAGCGCGGGACGGAGCTTGGTGATATGCAAGTAATGGGGAGAACGCTGACAACTGCAAATGGCATACCAATCGTTCCTTGTCCCTTGATGCCTGTCACTATGAAGATCGACACGGTAGACGCTCAGAAAGAGGCGTGGGTAGATACGGCCGCAATCAAGGGAACGTTGCAGTCAGGCTTTCCGACGACTGGTGGCGATCTGACTGATGCTGTGCTGACCAAAAACGGCAACTTCGGAGTCGGTATCCACCTGGAATTCATCATGGAAGCGGCGAGATCCCCTGAAGATCGTGGGAATTATTACCATTTCACAACGCGGATCGATACATTCGTCGGTGACGTCCACGCCGCTGTCTTATGTAAGCGGCTCGAGGTGTTATAGGATTTGCTTCTCTCAAGGCTTCGAAGAGAGCAAAAGTAACCCTCGTATCGAATTGAAAGGTAGGTCGGAATGGGTAGATTTGAGATCACTAATCACGGGCGGCTAGTTATTGTTCCACATCCAAAGACAGGGGAGGCAGTTTGGTTCCCTCGCAACAAGACTCAGATCGTTGATGATGAGGAGCTTGCTAAGAAAGCTGAGGAATACAGCAAGTATATAGGTGTGGAAGAGAAAGAAACGCCTCTCCAGGAGATGAGGAAAAAGGAGCTTATGGAAAAAGCCCGGAGTCTGGGGATCCCAAGTGCAGCCAATAAGACCAAAGCACAATTACGACAGGAAATAGAGTCATCTGCGATGTGAGACATGATCGCAGGGGGCATGGAGGTATAGAAAAATGTCAGTACAGAAAGTTGACATAGGCGCGCTGAATCGTGAAGTATTTGGAACGATAGGGCGGCCATTCATTGACGCTTTTAACATAGACGATGGAGGCGGGATCGACTGCGATCTCAAAGTCTTCGGCGATGAGGGCGATAACTCTTTCTTCTGGTATGACCATTCAGAGGACAAGGCATTCCTTCAGCGGACGACTGAGGATGATTCCCCGGGGCGTCTCTTGTATATTCAGCATCTTGGCTCAGCCATGAAAGCTGGCCAGAACATCCAGGG